TGTACTACCGCAACAACTATTGATTCATCTAATACAGATGGAACCGTCACAGCTAACGGTATAAATATAATTGTTATTGGAGCTCCTACAGTTACACATACCCATAGTCCACCAGCATGCCCAGATCATGTTGAGACATTAAAGGCTGGTTCTGGTACTGTTACGGTTAATGGTATAGCTGTAGGTAGAGTTGGAGATGCAGCGGATGCTGGCGCTATGACAGCAGGCAGCGGAAATGTATCTGCTGGATAAGGAGAAATAAATGTTTGAATATAAATGTAAAATAGTTAAAGTGATTGATGGCGACACAACAGATGTTGACATTGATTTAGGTTTTGGAGTTTGGTTAAAGAAGCAGAGAATTCGCTTCTTCGGTATCGACACACCAGAGTCTAGGACAAGAGACTTGGAAGAAAAGAAGTATGGACTTGCAGCTAAAAAATATGTAACAGACCATATGCCATTGGGTTCAACCCAAACACTTGTTACTGTCAAGGATGGTAAAGGTAAGTACGGTAGGATACTTGGACAGTTCAAAATGGAAGACGGAAGTATTCTCAATGATAATATGATTGCAGAACATCACGCAGTCGCATACTTCGGGCAGTCTAAGGATGATATTGAAGAAGAACATATTGTAAACCGTTCCTTCCATAATCTCTGAGTTTCGTTATAAATAGAATTAAGGAGATTTAAATGGCACTTACACCCAATTCTTTTAGTGATGCTTCAGCGTCAAAGTCCAGAAGCACTAGAGTGTATAAGGATGTTAGTCTGTCTTTCACTAGACATCCTATTACTGGCGACATTGCAAAGTTGACAGATGCTGATGCAGTAAAGAGAAGTGTAAGGAATCTTATAAACACAGATTTTTATGAACGCCCATTTCACCCAGAGATTGGTTCTGACATTCGTAAAACATTGTTTGAACCAGTTGACGTTTCAACAGCTGAAAACTTGGCAATATATGTTGAAGATTGTATTGTAAACTTTGAACCAAGAGTGGAGTTAATATCTGTACGAGTGGATGCTAATATTGATAGGAACGCATACAATATAGTTATCCAATTTTATCTTGTAAATTCTCCAGACGGACTTATAGAGATGGACATAGAGTTGGAGAGACTAAGATAATGTTAAAGCAATTAGAGAAGAGTAAATAATATGGCAACCAAACTACAAGTCACAGAACTAGACTTTGATCTAATCAAAGACAACCTCAAGACATACATGAAGAATCAGAATGAGTTTACGGACTACAACTTCGAAGGTTCTGGTATGTCTCAAATCATTGATCTTCTCGCATACAATACTCACTACCTTGCAATGAATGCCAACTTTGCAATGAATGAAGCATTCTTGGATAGTGCAACTCTTCGTTCCTCAGTCGTATCCCATGCAAAGAAACTTGGGTACACCCCTCGCTCTGCTCGTGCTCCTGTTGCATATGTTGATGTAGTATTGAATTCATCTGTTGCTACAAGTGCAACCCTCGCTAAAGGCACACGGTTCACTACAAAGATGGATGGTAGTACGTTTGGTTTTGTTACGAATACAGACTTGTCGGTAACTCCATCAAATGGTGTTATGAGATTTATTAATGTTCCTATCTATGAAGGCACTCTTATCACATCTAGGTACACGGTTGATTTGAATAACATCGAACAGAAGTTTATGCTTTCTGATGAACGTGCTGACACAACTACATTGAATGTTTCTGTACAGAACTCTACAAGCGATACAACAACAACTGTATATACTCTTGCAACTGATATTACTCAAGTGACATCTGGTGCTAAGGTTTATTTCTTACAAGAGAATGGTAGTGGTAAGTTTGAAGTATACTTCGGAGATGGTGTTGTTGGAAGTGCAATTTCAAATGGCAACATTGTTCAACTACAATACATTGTAACAAACAAATCAAAAGCTAATGCCGCAAATGTATTCTCCACAACTTCTGTTGATGGCGAAACTGATGTAACGGTTGCATCTTTGATTGCTGCAAGAGGTGGTGCGGAACCAGAAACTATTTCTTCTATCAAGTTTAACGCTCCCCTAGATTATGCATCTCAGGGTAGAGCAGTAACTACACAAGATTACAAAACAATTCTTCCTACAGTATATGCTGGAACAAAGGCAGTTCAAGTTTGGGGTGGTGAAGATAATGATCCACCTATCTACGGACAGGTTTTTCTTTCAGTGAGAACAAAGTCTGGTGTTGATTTGACACAGGCTCAAAAGAATAGTATTGCAGTTGATTTGAAAAAATACAATGTCGCATCTATTCGTCCTACGTTTGTGAATCCAGAAGTGACAAAAATTAAATTAAAGACTAACTTTAAATTTGATAGTAAGACAACTACAAAGTCTGTGGGCGATTTAGAAACACTTATCAGAACAACAATATCAAATTATAATTCAAGTGACTTACAAAACTTTGATGTTGTATTCAGACATTCTAAAATCTCTAGATTGATTGATGGTACAGACTCTTCAATACTTTCTAACTCCACAAGAATTACGCTTAATAAAATATTGACACCAGTATTAAATACTATTACTCAGTATGTTATTAATTTCAATAACCCATTGTATAACCCACACGCTGACCATAATAAAGTGATGGGTGGTATTACTTCATCAACAGGATTTACTATTTCCACAAATACAAATACATTGTATCTGGATGATGATGGTTCTGGTAACATCAGAACTTATTATTTGGTTGGTGGTACTACTAGAACATATGTGGATTCAACAGCAGGAACAATTGATTACACAACTGGAAAGATTGTTCTTACCGATTTAACTATTACTGGTACAACCAGTACAGACGGAAAGATATCAATTGATATACTTCCCGCTTCTAATGATATTGTGTCTGTTAGAAATCAGTTACTAGAAATTGATTTGGCTAATACATCAGTGGATGGCACTGTTGATGTTATTGTATCTGGCGGTTCATCTGCTGGTACAGGATATACTACAACACAGAATACATACTAGCAAGGTTTTTAAATGTCTACACCAACTTTAAAAAATAAAGTATCACCACATATACAAGATCAACTGCCTGAATTTATCAAGGCGGATCATCCTGTATTTGCTTTATTTTTAAAATACTATTATGAGTTTTTAGAATCTGGTGAGCTGGTTGTATCTGGTTCTAATGATTTTGTTATAGAAGAGACAATCACAACTAACTATATTCTTGACGAACAAGAGTTAAAGGTTGTTCTTGAATCATCTATCGGAAAGTTTGTCGCTGGTGAAACTATTGTTGGTTCTAAATCTAAAGCCACAGCAAGAGTGCTTGTTGATGACTTCGATGCTAATAATAGATTATTCATAACATCCCAACAGAGATTTGAAACTGGTGAAATAATAACAGGTTCTACTTCTGGTGCAACAACAACTGTTGTTTCTTATCGTGCAAACCCTGTCCAAAACATTCAACAGATGCTTGAGTATGCAGATGTTGATAATACCGTTTATAGTTTTCTTGATAAGTTTAGAGACTCCCTCATGGAGTCTATACCTAATACCCTAGCGGAAGGTACAGAGAAAAGAAAACTTATTAAGAGTATTAAAGACTTGTACGCAGCAAAGGGTACTGCTGATGCTCACAAGTTATTCTTCAGAATTCTTTTCAACGAAGAACCAGAAATAATTTATCCAAGAGACAACCTATTACGTTCATCTGATGGTGAGTGGTCAACAGACAAAGTAATTCGAATTACTGAAACAGGACAGTCTGATTTTACAAGTGCTGTTGGTGAATTCATCACTGGTGCAACCTCTGGTGCAAAAGCAATTCTCATAACTGTTATTAAGTTTAGAGAAGGTGCAAGTAACATTGCTGAACTTAGTCTAGATGAAAACTCTATTGTTGGAACTTTTATTGAGGGAGAAATACTTACCTCAATTGATACTGCAAGAGACTTAGAAATCTCTGGTGTTGTAAAGGGAATCGTTACAGGAAAGGTTGTTACCGATCGTGGTTCTTATTATTCCATAGGTGATACGGTTACTATTGGCGCTGGCGGAAATAATGAAGCTACTGCAAGAATCGAATCTATCAGGCCCGGCAGTGTAAATGATATTTTAATTGAAAGTGGTGGTACTGGTTATGCAGTAGGGGATAACCTTGTATTTAATATAACTGGTACTGAAGGCACAAGTCTTAGTGCAAAGGTTCTGGTTGTTGGTGGTGGAATAAACCTAGAGTCTGACACATCTCCAGATCAAATTGTTACAGAAGATAACCTAAACATTTTAACAGTTCAGAATGAAAATTTTGAAATGGAAGACGGTACGCTAAACAACGCATACCTATCAATGGAAGACGGAAGTAACCTGTTCCTAGAACAAAGTGGAATGGTACTTACTGAAAAATCTTCTTTGGATTATGCATTAGCAGCAGGAACTTCTCAAGACTTCACTGGTGATATCATCATGGAAGATGGGAAACAACTTCTTAGAGAAGATGCAGATGTATTCTTTACTACACTAGAACAAACTGTAGGTGAAGCCGATCATCTTGTATTTGAAGATGGGAATCAGATTATTCTGGAACCACAAACATTTGTTGATTTGAGTGTTTCCTCTGAACGTGGTGAGATTACAAAGGTAGGAATAATTAACTCTGGTAATGGTTTCTTAAAGACACCAATTATCTCTGTCTCAACAACTGGTGGTTCTGGTGCAGAACTATATGCGCTTTCTACCAAGTCGCCAATGATTGGTGCGGTTGGTGATGTTGCAGTAACAAACTTTGGTTTGAATTATACTACAACCCCAACAGCTGAGTTTAATAAAAACTTTATTATTAAAGATTACTCTGGTGATTTTGCAAAGGGAGATACTTTAACTAGTCACTCTGGTACGGTAGTTAACTTTGATAGCACAAGAAACTTGTTAAAGGTAAAGACTACTGTTACATTAGATGAGGGTGATACATTAACCACAGTCACAGGTGCTACTGCTACAATTGTACAATCAAACTCTGCTACAGGTGATGTTGAAATTGGAACAATCGGTACTACAGTTGGAGCCTTCCAATCAGATAGAGGTAAGGTTTCCGTTGAAAGTATGAAGGTTCAAGATAGTTTATACTATCAAGATTACTCATATGTTGTTCGTGTTGGGCAGTCTATTAATGAATGGAGAGATTCTATTCGCCGTTCTGTTCACCCTGCTGGTTGGAACGTGTTCGGTGAAGTATCTTTTGCATCTCAGGTATCTGCAACTATTCAAGTGCCTGCTGCTGGTAGAATTAGTGATTACTTCGGTGATGATACATTCTCTCCAGAACTCGCATCTACATTCACTAACCTATTCACCACAATCTTTGGGAGAAGGTTAGGTACGACAACAAACAATGCGACCCTTGTATCTGCTCCTATGTCTGGATATTCAGATATATCAGATGTTCCAGATGGTAGAGATGTTACATTAACATCTGATGTATCGGTTAGAATGAACATTGGAAGAGGCGCACATCTTACAGGGCCGACAATGGAGAATGTTGCACACTACGCTTTCTCTGTACATCCCACCAGCAGTTCTGTTGTGATACCAAACCATCGTGATCCAAGTGGAAGAATTGCAACCACAGGCGCCAACAAGTCTCGTGACCAATACACACTTGCACAAATTGGATACATTGGAATTAGAGAGATAGTAAATGCAGATGGAACTATTCCAGCAAGTGCATTTACAAAAAGAATTAACTTCATGCCTCCGTCTGAGATATATATCTCTAGGGAAGGTTTGACTAATGCCTTTGATAATAACTTCGTTTCATTCGATGATACTATACAAAGGTTTGATGAGAGTGGAAACACTAGGGATACTGAAGGAAGGTACGCAACTTCCTTCGATGAAGTCAATATTGGCTTCGATGAAACAACAACTAAATTTGACGCTGATTCTATTACATCGGGTGGTGCATTTCAATTATTCTCTACATTAGAGACTACCTTTGATAATTCATCAGAAACTTACGATACCCAGTAGATTAGACGTATAAATAACTATAAGAACATAATAGGAGAAACCCAATAATGGCATATCAAGCAATCGGGCGTGGAACTTCTGCGAATGACGGAACAGGCGATGACCTCCGTAGTGGAGCAGGTAAACTAAACGCCAATTTCGTAGAACTCTACACCAAGTTTGGTGACGGTACTACCTTAGCGTCTAACGTAAACATAACAGGCAATGCTGCAACAGCAACCCTTCTTGCATCTTCAAGAAACATTGCTGGAGTAGCATTCAATGGTAGTGCTGCAATTAGTCTCGCAAGTACAAACTTGAGTGACACTGCATCCATTTGTCTCGCCGGCAATACATTAACCCTCACAGGCAAAACACTGACTGCGCCCACTATTAACGGAGTAGTTGGTGGAACTCAAACCTCAGCAACAATCACCACAGTAACTACTGGTGGAATTGTTGGAACTGGTGGTGCGTTAGAGGTTACGCCTGCCAACAACATCGTTGAAGTCAGAGGTGATGGTTCCTCAGTTGAAGGACAGATTAAACTTAACTGTCATGCTAACACACACGGACAAACAATCAAACCACAACCACATAGTGCAAGTGTAACTAATATAAGTCTACTTCCTGCTGGTGTAAGTTCTACATTAGTAAGTAAAGTATCTGCTGATATCCTTACTAACAAAACTCTTGCAGACTTGAAGACAAGTGTACAGACACTTTCTGGTGCTGGTGCAATTGATGTAGTAACTGGTGTAACAGAAGTTACAACAACTGCTGCTAATGCATTGACACTTGCTAACGGAACTGTAGGACAAATTAAAATCATTGTGATGAAAGCTGATGGTGGTGATGGTACTATTACTCCAGTTACTTTTGCTGGTGGTTCAACTATTACTATGAACGATGTTGGTGACAGTGTTATGCTTACTTACGCAACCACAATCGGTTGGGTACTTGTTGCAAACAATGGTTGCACCATTGCTTAATAGAGGAATATAAAAAATGGCAATTGATACAATTAAATCCACAGCGGTACTTGACGGTGCAATTGCTACTGCTGATATCGCTGATGATGCAGTAACAGCAGACAAACTTGCTAACGCAATCAATACATCTATTGCTGCAAAGGCTCCCACTGCTAGTCCTGTATTTACAGGCAACGTGGGTATCGGCGCAACTTCGCCTACTGTTTTGCTCGATTTAGAAAGTGCTGCACCTATAATTAGACTGACGGACAGCGATGCTTCTGGCACTCCAGAATGTCAAATTTCGGGTGCTGGTGGTGATTTAATATTTGATGCCGACAGAGATAACGAAAAGGTCAGCAGCTTAATGTCGTTTAAGGTAGACGGCGCAGAACGTATGCAACTATCCGCCTCAGGACATATGGGACTTGGCATGACCCCCAGCAAGTTGTTAGATTTACAAGCAACCGACAACCTAGCAATCCGTTTCTATGATAGTTCAACTTTTAAAGGTGGTATAGAAGTAGCTACTTCTGCTGGTGACATGATCACAGAATCAACAGACGGAGATTTAGCTATACGATCAACAGGACATATGTTGTTATCGTCTGGCGGGGCAACAGCACGTGCCCAGATAAGAAGTACTGGTACAATAAGTTTAGGTGGCGTTACCACCCACAATTCAACCATCTTAATGACAATGGGTGGTAATGGAACTCATCATCAACACAGATGGAATGTGGGCCCACATTTTACGTCAGACAATCCATCTTTTTATACAATTAACGAAGCGGGTACTGGTGTTTATCTACCTCATGGTAATAACGCTTGGTCATCTCACTCAGATGAAAGAATTAAAGAAAATATTACTCCGTTAGGAAATGTCCTATCTGATGTTATGGATATACGTTGTGTTAAATACAATCTTAAAAGCGGCGATCCTAGTCAAACTAAAATTGGTTTCATTGCACAGGATTGGCAAAGTTCATTTCCAGAAGTTGTGGATGAAGATCAGAATACAGTTATAGAGTCTGATGGTACTATTGGGCCGATTGAAGAATCAGAAAGTACTGATATAGTTAAAGCGATTGCTTACACAGAAACAATACCAGTACTATTAAAAGCAATACAAGAACAGCAAGCATTAATAGTGACACTTACAACTCGTATCACTGCATTGGAAGATGCTTAAAAATGCATACTAAATAGTATTATAGAATATAGGAAAAAACAATGGCAGCAATTATAACAGAACATTTCAGACAGCATAATGCAGAACAATTTTTTGAATCGTTCTCAGAAGCTGCGCCCACAACGTATTATCTTTTTATTGGTAAGAGTACTCCGTTTACAACAACGACTACTGGCGGTACAGATAACTCTCCACCAGTACCAAATGATGATGTGGTAACAGAGCATTACAAGTGGGATTCTATGCTTGCTGCCAAACTCATCTCATCTTCTGATGTTTCATTCGTCATCCCAAGAAGAAACTGGGCTAACTCTACAACTTACGACATGTACGAACATGATATCAGTACATCGAATACCACAACAAGTGGCGCAACAAACTTGTATGCTGGTACATATTACTTTATGACTACGGACTACAGAGTGTATAAAGTCCTTGACAACAACGGTGGAGTTGCGTATAGTGGTTCAGAACCTACTTCTGAAACCTCAACTCCTTTTGAGTTGGGTGGTTACTTGTTACAATACATGTACAAGATTACAACCTCAGAAGTTTCAAAGTTCTTGACATCTGATTTCATTCCTGTAAGTACAGATACAACTGTATCTGGTAACGCAGTGAGTGGTGCATTGGATACTGTTCGAACTGTTGCTGGTTCTGGTTACACAAACGGAACTTACTATTCTCCAATTGATGGAGATGGTTCAAATGGTATTGTAAAAATTGTAGTATCTAGTGGTGCAATTGTAAAGCAGGGTTCTGCTGGTTCAAACATGTACGCAATCGGTGCTAATTATACTTTTGCAAATGTTGACTTAACAAACGTGTATAGTGATACATCTGTAAGTTCTGCTGCGAATATTGGTAGTGGTTCTGGTGGTTCAGTTCAACCAATCGTTTCACCTTACGGTGGACATGGTAAGGATGCAGTACATGAACTTGGTTCTCACTTCGTAATGACTAATGTTAAATTAGAACAGAATGAAGGTGCTGACTTTACAATCGCAAATGATTTCAGAGAAGTTGGAATTATTAAAAACCCATTTAACTTTGGTACAACAACTGTTTCAACTTCATCTACTGCAAGACAATCTTTGAAGGTTACATTGAATGGTGCCCCAACGGTTGCATATGAAATAGATGAAAAGATTACACAATCAACTACTGGTGCAGTAGGTAAGATTGTTGAGTTTGATTCAGTTAATAATATTATATACTATCATCAAGAAAAATATGCAAACTATGGTCTTGCAGCAAACGGAAACGTAATTGCATTTAGTGGTACTAATGTTATCACTGGTGCCAGTAGTGGTGCTGTTGGAACAGCGGCTACATACGCCACACCAGAGTTACAACCAGACAGTGGAAAGGTTATCTATATAGAGAATAGACGCCCAATTTCTCGTGCGTCTGACCAAACAGAAGATATTAAAATCGTAGTGGAATTCTAAACAATGGAAAATACAAATCTTAATGTAGCCCCGTATTATGATGATTTTGCAGAAGACAAAAACTTTCATAGGGTACTCTTT